TCTAATATTGATGGAGTAACCCAAACTTTTCATTTAGGAGATGGCACATCTTACACAAACACTATTGCAAGTGCTTCATATGCTGTGTCAGCCTCTCATGTTGAGTTTGCAGATGATGCAACTTCTGCTTCTTATGCTGTAAGCGCATCTCATGTAGAATTTGCCGATAATGCTGGGAGTGCAACAAGCGCTTCTTATTCAGTATCTGCTTCTTATGCAGTATCTGCTTCGCATGTAGAATTTGCTGATAATACCGAATTAGCCAATACTGCTTCATTCGTAACAGGTTCAAATGTAATTGGAATCGTATCCGATGCAACAAACGCTTCAACAGCCTCTTTCGTAACAGGATCTGACGTAGTAGGTATCGTTTCTGACGCTACAAATGCCGCCACAGCTTCATTCGTAACAGGATCAAACGTGATTGGGATTGTATCAAACGCAACAAACGCTGCAACAGCCTCTTTCATAACAGGTTCAAACGTAATTGGGGTTGTTTCAAATGCCGCAACAGCATCATTCGTAACAGGATCAAACGTAGTAGGAATTGTATCCGATGCAACAAGTGCCTCTTATGCAGTATCTGCTTCACACGTAGAATTTGCTGATGACGCTGCAAGTGCTACTTCTGCTTCTTATGCAGTATCTGCTTCACATACTGAAAAAGCAGATTTAGCAGTATTAGCAACAACAGCTACCACAGCAACTAATGCTTTAGCAGTTAGTGGTTCAATTGAAGCAGTAACCTTTGATTCAAGTGGTTCATTCCATCTTTCAGGATCAGATGTAATACTTGCTGGATTATCAACTACAGAACCAACTACTACAGGATCTTTATGGTTATCAGGCAGTTCTGGTAATTCTAAATATCTTATGGTATTTACTGGATAATAATATTATCTAATTTAGTATTAAAGAGAGGGGTCGCTAAGCGTCCCCTCTTTCATATTTATAAGTAAACAGTTAAATTATGGCAAACATCCCTATCTGGCCTGGATCTAGTTCTTTTTCCCCTGGAGATACCCCATTTGGATTTTATGATTCTGATACTACATTTCAAACGGATGCTGATAAAGTATCTAATTTTTGTGCTCGTAGGCTAGGTTACCCTCTAGTTGAAGTAGAACTACAAGATATAAGTTTTTATGCCGCATTTGAAGAAGCTATAACTACATATGGTAATGAATTATATGCTTATAAAATTAGAGATAATCAATTAACCCTAGAAGGGTCTTCAGTTAATAATAACTTAAATGATTCCCTTATAACTCCTAGTTTTGAACCCATAGTTAGACTAACAGAGCAATATGGAGCAGAAGCAGGTTCTGGGGGTAATGTACCTTACTATACTGGATCATTCCCCTTAATTGCTAACCAACAAGATTATGATTTAAAACAATGGGCCGAAGATGAAGGAATTACAGGAAGTATTGAAATTAAAAAAGTATTTTATCAAGCTTCTCCTGCAATTACAAGATATTATGACCCATATGTAGGAACTGGATTTGGTTCCCAAAATATGTTTGATAGTTTTGGATTTGGTGGTATGTCACCAGCTATTAATTTTTTAATGATGCCCTTAAATTTTGACTTACAGGCAATCCAAGCAATTGAAATAAATGATCAAATTAGAAGATCCAATTACAGCTTTGAATTAAAAGATAATAAATTAAGAATCTTCCCTATTCCTACTTCTGGAAGTGGTAATTATTGGTTTGAATATATTAAAAGGGATGAAAGAATCTCTGCTAGTATAAATTCAGATGCTTCAAAAGTATCAAATGTTTCTAATACACCTTATTCTAACCCTACTTACTTAAGTATAAATTCAGTAGGACGTCAATGGATATTTGAATATACATTAGCACTAGCTAAAGAAATGCTAGGATATGTAAGAGGAAAATATAGCAATATTCCTATCCCTAATGCTGAAGTAACCCTAAACCAATCAGATTTAATAACAGCGGCTACAGCAGAAAAAACAGCTTTACTAGAAAGACTAAGAGCATATTTTGATGAAACCTCTCGTAAGGCATTATTAGAAAGAAGAGCACAGGAAACTGAATTTAAACAAACGGAATTAAAACAAGTTCCGTATACAATTTATATAGGATAGTATGGCAATGTTTGGCAGCTTACGTGATGTAAGTTTAATAAGAGGAATAAACCGTGAGTTGATGGGTAATATAATTACCCAACAAGCCTCTTTTTACAAATATAAATTAGAAGAAACAAAAACTAATTTATATGGAGAAGCAGCTGGTAGTAAATATTTTGATGGGCCCTTTATATTTGATTGTTTAATTAACAGGGGAGACCAAGAATTCCCCGAAGGTGGAGAAGGTATTGGGTTTAATCAACCTATTACTTTTGCGTTTTTAAGAGCAGATTTAGTAGATGCTAATTATATTGCCGAAGTTGGTGATATAATCTTATATCAAGAAGGGTATTATGAAGTAGATCAGATAGTAACTAACCAATATTTTGTTGGTAAAAACCCAGATTACCCCAATAATGCAAACCCCCTAAATCCAGGCTTAGAAAATTTTGGGGCTAATTTATCAATAATATGTACTACTCATTATGTCCCAGCAGATAAGTATAATATATCACCTTATAAAGAACGCTTCTAATGTCAAAACCCTTAACAAAATCTCAGGCATATGAAAGAGCATTTAAAAATGCTCAAGGGAGGTATCCTGCTATTCCAAATATTCCTACATCAAAAAGAAATTTTAAACCAAGACCTGAAACCCAAAAAGAAATTTCTAGAGACCAACATGAACCCTATGGGTTAGATAATTTAACTAATCCTAATGTTATAGATAACCCAAATCAAAAATCAACAAATATTGATTTTAATAGATCTAATAAAATATCAGCTAGGGGAGATAAATCAAAATCTTTTTCTATTGGGATTAAAGATATAGATGAAGCCGTTTTTTATTATTTTAATAATGTTATACAACCTTTTGTATATCAAAATGACCAACGTATTCAAGTTCCAGTTATATATTCTTCACCTGAAAGATGGAAATCATATCAAAAGGATGGGTATTATAGAGATAAGGGAGGAAAAATTATGCTTCCTATAATTTATATATCACGTAACTCTATAGCTAAAGATAGAAGTGTAACTGCCAAAGTAGATTCTAATTCTCCACATTTATATGGTTCTATAAAAAAAGGATATAATAGTGTAAATGGGTATTCTAATTTTAACATATTAAACAACAGAAAACCAGTTATACAATCTCAAGCTGTTGTAGTTCCTGATTTTGTAACTTTACAATATAGTTGTACTATACAAACTTATTATATGGAACAACTAAATAAAATAGTTGAATCCATAGAATACGCTTCAGATTCATATTGGGGAGATCCAGAAAGGTTTAAATTTAGAGCTTTTATAGATAGCATATCAACCTCAACAGAACTTACTATAGGTCAAGAAAGATTAGTTAAAGGTAATTTTGATATTAGATTAAGGGGTCATATCATTCCCGAAACATTACAGAAAGATTTAAATGCTGCAAGAAGTTTTAATTCTAAAGCCAAAATTAGTATTGACTCAGAAATAGTTTCAAATTTTTCAAATTTAAACACATAATTATATATTTATAATCACAAATTAATTTTTAAGATGAAAAAAAAAGTTTTAACAGAAGAAGAGTTACAAACATTAAAAGGTTATCAACAACAAGAAAACAATTTAGTTTTTAGTTTTGGACAAATTGAATATCAAATTGTTGGTTTAGAATCACAAAAAGACGATTTAATTGAAGCTAAACAAAAATTTGAAGAAGAAAGAATTAAATTTGCTAAAGTTCTAACTGAAAAGTATGGCGATGGTAATATCAATCTAGAAACTGGAGAAATAATATCAAGTACCTAATTTTTTGAAAAGTTCTTTAGTATTTATAACAAAATACAATACTAAACATATTTACCCAAGATGGCAGAAACATTAATATCACCAGGTGTATTAGCAAGGGAAAATGATCAATCATTTATCACCACCCAACCCGTAACCGTTGGGGCCGCTATTGTAGGTCCAACAGTAAGAGGACCCGTTGAAATTCCTACTGTAGTTACTTCATACAGCGATTATACAAGCAGGTTTGGTTCTACTTTTGAAAGTGGAAGCCAAATATACAGCTATTTAACTTCAATTTCAGTAAATAATTATTTCCAAAACGGAGGTGAAAGTTTATTAGTTACTCGTGTAACATCTGGTTCATTTGAACCCGCTATTAATACACCTGTAATTTGTAATGTAACCCCTGATACTAAAAGTGGTCCTTTTACTTTAGAAACTCTTTCTGAAGGAGAAATTATGAATAATCTAGATAACATATATGTTATTGGTGGTTATGTTTCTTCTTCTTATATTGAATCTTTTGCCGAAATATTACCAGGTGGAGCTATATCTTCTGGATCAGCTAATAATGTTCGTTGGGAAATCCCAACAGTTAATACTGAAAGTGGGACGTTTAGTTTATTAATTCGTAGAGGAGATGATAATAATAGAGAAAAAGTAATACTTGAAACTTACCAAAACTTAAGTTTAGACCCAAATTCTTCAAATTATATTGAAGCCGTAATTGGTAATTCTAAAAAAGTAGTAAGACAAGATGGATCAGAATACTATATCCAAGATAGTGGATCCTATTCTAATAAATCAAGATATGTAAGAGTAAAAGAAGTAAATTACCCAACCCCAGATTATTTTGATAATGCTGGAGCTGTGAGATCTCAATATACTGCTTCTTTACCAATAATTCAATCTGGTTCTTTCTATGGAGGTCAAGGTAAATTATATTATGGTGGGGGTGCTGCTTTTAATGAAAACATTATTGAGGGTACTAACATTCAAGGAATCCAAGCCTCAGATTATAACACAGCAATTGCTCTTTTAGGAAATAAAGATGAATATCGTTATAACTTAATTACTGCACCGGGGTTAAATGCTGAAGTTTCAACCTTACAAGTTACTAGATTAGTAAATACCGCAATTGCAAGAACAGATGCTTTAGCAGTTGTTGATTTAGTTAAATACAATTCTCCAATAGGTACTGTAACAAAAAAAGGTACATTATATAACACAAGCTATGCTGCTACTTATTGGCCTTGGGCTCAAATTATAGATCCTGGAACAGGTAAGTTAGTCTGGGTGCCAGCTTCCACGTTAATTCCGGGAGTATATGCGTTTACAGACGCGTCAAGTGATTCTTGGTTCGCACCCGCTGGTTTAACTAGAGGTGGTTTAGATAGCGTAGTACGCGTAGAAAGAAAATTACCTACTTCTACAAGAGATAGATTATATGAAGCTAATATTAACCCATTAGCAACATTTCCTCAAGCAGGAGTAGTAGTATTCGGACAGAAAACATTGCAGAAAAAAGCAAGTGCTTTAGATCGTATTAATGTTCGTAGATTATTGATTTCACTTAAGAGCTATATTTCTCAAATTGCTGATACATTAGTATTTGAACAAAATACAATAGCCACAAGAAATTCATTCTTAAGTCAAGTAAACCCATACTTAGAATCAGTACAACAAAGACAAGGATTGTATGCTTTTAAAGTAGTAATGGATGACAGTAATAATACAGCAGATGTTGTAGACAGAAATGAGCTTATAGGTCAAATTTACCTACAACCAACACGTACAGCTGAATTTATATTATTAGATTTCAATGTATTACCAACTGGAGCAACATTCCCAGCATAAAGAGCAAAAAATAAAATATTTATAATAAAATAAGTACACAAAATGGCAATATTAGATACTAACGAAATGTTCTTTACTGCATTTGAACCTAAACAACAAAATAGGTTTGTAATGTATGTGGACGGTTTTCCTTCGTATATCGTTAAAGGTGTAAGTGGTATTTCTATTACACAAGAAACAGTAGCATTAAACCACATCAACCTTAAAAGATATGTAAAAGGTAAAACTAACTGGGGAACAATTGATTTTACATTATTTGATCCAATCACCCCTTCAGGAGCGCAAGCTGTAATGGAATGGATCCGCTTACACCATGAATCAGTAACCGGTAGAAATGGTTATTCTGACTTCTATAAAAAGGATTTAACCTTCAATGTATTAGGTCCTGTAGGTGATGTAGTATCTGAATGGATTATCAAAGGAGCAATGATTACAACTGCAAACTTTGGTGAATATAGCTATGATAATGAGTCAGCTGCTCAAAATATTACCATGCAAGTCCAACCAGATTATTGTGTATTAAATTTCTAAAAATTTTACCCACCCCTAATTTGAAAAATTGCTTGGCTTTGCCAAGCTTTTTTTTTATATTAATATGTATCAACGATAAAAACGTTTTAATTAAATAAAGATTATGGCCGAATTTAAATTACCTACTGAAGTAGTAGAATTACCCTCAAAAGGATTATTGTATTCTAAGGAAAGTCCTTTATCCGAAGGAAAAGTTGAAATTAAATACATGACTGCTAAGGAAGAGGATATTTTAACTAACCAATCTTATATCGAAAAAGGTACTGTTATAGATAAATTATTAGAATCTTTAATAATTACTAAAATTAATTTTAATGATTTATTAATTGGGGATAAAAATGCTTTAATGGTATCTGCCCGTGTTTTAGGGTATGGAAAAAATTACAAATTTGAGTATAATGGAGAAGAATATGAAATTGACTTATCCCAGATAGGATTTAAAGAATTTGACGAATCAAACATTACTAAAGGGAATAACGAATTCCAATTTACTTTACCCAACTCAGAAAACCTCATTACATTTAAACTACTTACTCAGGGGGACGAAAAGAAAATTTCTACTGAACTTGAAGGATTAAAAAGATTAAATAAAGATTTTTCTCCTGAAATATCCACTCGTTTAAAATATTTAATTACCTCTGTAAACGGAGATAGGGAAAAGAAAACTATTCGAGAGTTTGTAGATAACTACCTCTTAGCCCAGGATGCCAGGGCACTAAGAGAACATATCCGAAATTTACAACCAGACATAGATCTAACTTTTTTTCCCTCCGGAAGCGAAAAAAAAAGATCCATCCCAATTGGTGTCAGCTTTTTTTATCCTGACATCACAACAGGCTAAAGATTATAGGTTTAATCTTTTTCAACAAATCCACCAAGTAGTATTTTATGGTAATGGTGGATATTCTTGGCCTGATGTATACAATATGCCTATTTGGTTAAGGAAATTTACATTTTCTGAAATTAAAAAATATCATGAGGAATCTAATAAACCAGATAATAAATCAGATAAAACTAGTACTTTAGTAAACCCTGATGGTTCCATAAATGTCCCTAACTTTAAAAAAGCTTCTGAAGGTACCTCTAAAGTGTCATATAAATAAAAGTTCTAAATTTTAATATTTATAACATATACATTATTATATGGCTGACGAATCAAACAAAAAACTAAACCAACAAAAAGAACTCTTAAGGGATATTTTAGATATTCAAAGAGATTACTCTAGTGAAGTTAGAAATTTAGCTAAAGCCATAGGAGATAATACTGCTCAAATTAATGCTCAAGCAAAAGCTTTTAGGGATACAGCTTCAGTATCTAGAGATTTAAACAGAGATTACGAAGAACTAATTTCAGGTGAAAGATCTAGAGAAGAAATCTTAAAAACTATTAATAGGCAAAAAACTATTGAAAAAAACTTTTTAGTAGAAGCGGGTCAATTTTTAAGAAAACAAAGAGTAGCAGAAGAAGATATAGCAAAAGTACTAAGTGGTGAATTAGATATATATAAAGCTATAGAAAATAATAATGTAGAACTTACAGAAGCTTCTTTCGCATTACTAGAACTATATGGTGGCCAACTTGAAACTCTTAAAGATCAAGATGGAATTGTAGATAGTATAAATGAAAAATCTAAAGAAATTGCAAATAATTTTGGGGTAAAAGGATTTGAAGGAGCACAAAAATTTATAGAAAGTATCCCTGGACTAAAAGCATTCTCAGAACCTTTTAAAGAAGCATCTAAAGCAGCTAGAACAGCTGCAGCAAATGGCAAAAGTGGGGTTAAAGCATTAGGTGCAGGGTTTAAAGCTTTAGGCCCTGCTTTAAAATCTGCGTTTAAACCATTAATTGGTCTTGAAATACTTATGGCTTTAGGCCAAGCGGATAAAGAATTAGTTGAAATTCAACGTAATTTAGCTTTAAGTAAAGGTGAAGCCCGAGCTTTTAGAGCAGAACTATCCGAAGCCGCTGCAGCCTCAGGCAATATAAATGTTACAACGACAGCATTATTAAAAACCTTTAATGCTATAAATAAAGAATTAGGGTTTCAAGGTAAATTTAATTCCCAAAATTTAGTTACCGCTACTAGATTATTAGATGTAGTAGGATTAACTGAACAATCAACTGCTAATTTAACTGCAGCCGCAGAAATTCGAGGTAATTTACTCGAAGATGAATATAAAACTATTTTAGCTACTTCCTATGAATTACAACGTCAAACAGGAGTACAATTCTCAAATAAAGAAATACTAGAAGCTGTAGGTAAAGTTACAGGTCAAGTAAGAGCTAATTTAGGAGCAAACCCTTCAGCAATAGCAGCAGCAGTTACTCAGGCTAAATTATTTGGTGCAGAATTAGATGATATTGTAGGAGCTTCTAAAGCATTATTAGATTTTGAATCTTCTATTAGAAACGAATTAGAAGCCGAATTACTTTTAGGTAGAAATCTTAGTTTAGAAAGAGCTAGATTAGCAGCTTTAACAGGAGATCAATCTACATTAGCGGCTGAATTATCTAAAAATGCCCAAGATTTTGGAACATTTACAAAATTAAATGTAATTCAACAGGATGCTTTAGCATCTGCTCTAGGATTACAATCAGATCAGTTAGCTGACATTTTATTTAAACAAGAAGTTCAAGGTAAAACAGCTAAAGAATTAAGAGCATTAGGTAAAAATGAATTAGCAGATAGATTAGAAGCCCAAACTTTACAAGATAAATTTACCAAATCTGTTGAAAAATTAAAATCAGTTTTAGTTGATGTAGTATCTGCTTTTACCCCTATATTAGATATTTTAGGGGGAGCTTTAGAACTTGTAGGAAAAATTATACAAGGGATAAATAGTATTTCCCCTGCTTTAAGCGGTGCTTTAGTAGGTGCAGGAACAGGGGCTTTAATAGGAGGAGCTCCTGGTGCTATAATTGGAGGAGCAATTGGGTTAGCTGGTGGAGTAATTAATACTTCTACGGCATCAACAACCTTATCATCCCCTTCAGTAAATATAGGATCTAATCAAGATGCACTAAAAAAAGAAGTACAGGGAATGAGAATGGCTTTTGAAAAGTATGCTGAAAAAGGTACTGAGTTAAAAGTATCAGCTACTAATTTTAATAATAAACAGAAAGTTTATGCCTATTCTGTATAAATTCATATTTATAATAAACCGATTAATTCAAAATTTTAAACTATGTCAATTTTACAAAAATTTCAAGAACAAGGTACTTTATTAGATGGTACACTTAATGGTGGCAAACCATTAGCAGCCTTAAAAGATCCTTCTACTTTACCCATTAATAATACTTTTAGAAATGGGGAATATGATACAGCTTTACCCGATGGTGTACAAACATCTC